TCAGGGAACAACTAAAAAAGAAGTTATGGAAACAGAGGTTAGCCCAGACGATCAAGGAATGTTTTTCGCTTCTCCTGAAGTAAGACAATTTTTATTTAAAGATACTCCATCAGGAATGGTATTAGGGCCAGATGCAGCTGAAATAGAAAAGAAAAGACAAGAGGCGGCACCTAAACCTTTAGTAACACCAATTCCTCCTAAAGAAGAAACTAAATTAGAAACACCAGTTTTAAGTGAAGCGGACAAAACTAAAACAGAATCGTTTCCTGCACAAACTCCAGAAAAACAAATTTTACAAACACCACCAGCTAAATCTGTAGACACATCTATTTTAACAAAAGACATTGAAAAAGAAATAACTTTTAAAAAATCTGAATCCCCTGATACATATGATGTTCTGTATAAAGGTAAACTTATTAAACAATTATATAAAAAAGGAACAAAATATGAAGGACAAAACGAATATATTGTGATTGAACCATCAGATGGAAGTTATGATGATACCTTTATAGGGTTAGATAATTCTAAAGAACGAGTAAAACAAAATATAGCAAGACAAATTTTAGAAAAAAATACTAGTGAATCAGCTGGAAGTTTGGCAGAAGCGCCAGCCGCACCAGTTAAATTTGAATACCCAAGTGAAGAAGTACGAAACCAAGAACTGAATTTAGCTAAAGAAATATTTAATATATCAGACACTGGAGCCTCTTTAGAGCAATATGAAAAATTTAAAAATAATCCAATCATACAAAATCAAATAGAAAGAAGTAAAAAGGCGTACAACAATACTTCTGAGGTAGAGGGATATGGAACATCTGAGTATTGGGAAAAAAGAAAATTTGCTGGAGACACAGTAGGTTGGAAAGAATATCTTAAAAAATATTACGGAGAAGGCGCTCCAGTAAAGAACAGAGAAATGTTTATAGTAATGGGGCCTTCCTCAGCAGGAAAATCAAGTTCTGTAGTAGATAGATTATTAAAAGACACTGGATCTATTTTAGCGGATTCGGATGAAGTTAAAAAAACTATTGCTGAATTTGAAAATGGATACAATGCATCAGGAGTCCATAAAGAAAGTAGTGATATTAACGCTAGGATTATGAAACTAGCTGCTTCTAGAGGAGATAACATTGTCTACCCTACCACTGGACGAGAACCAGCAAAATTAAATGCTTTAATTGAAAGAGCGGAAAAATTTGGATATACGCCAAAAGTTTATTATGTGACAGCAGATCGACCAGTTTTACTAATGCGTAATTTAGGGAGAATGCTTAGTACCAATAGAATGGTAGATGCGGATACATTATTAACAGACGAGGTATTAAAAGACATAAAAACAAATTATGAAAAATTACCAGATAAATACAAAGCAGGAATATATGACACAACACCCAAAAAATAAAACACATCAGGAGTTGATCAAAGAGATATGGGACGAGGCGGATCGTTCTTTTATAAAAGCGTTTGACGAACCTTTAGATGAAAGTCTCAAAGATATGTATCCAGATGCGTTTACAACACCAGCTGTTAATGAAAAAACAAAAAAACAACAGTAAATTTGACCTTTTGGGTATCAAATACGGACTGGCTCCAGACCCAAAAAACCCTGAACAATGCATATATAAGCTATTGACACAGGTAAATCCACCAGTACAAAGGAAGAGCGTATTCTTAAAGCCTAAATGAAAAGTAGAGGTTAAACTACTTATCAATCACTAACCACCATCCACGGACAACGGATCATACAAATTTAATTTAATTGTTTAAATTTTATGGCTGTTAAAAAAGAAACGGAAATACAAGTTAATGAACTAGAGAGTTCATTACGAGCATTAGCTAATCTTACCAACAATAAAAAGTTGTACGATAAGGTGGTGCATCTGTTGTTTCAATTGTGGAATGGAAATAATTACGGGCTTAAGAATATTCGTCAGTTCGAAGATCTGGTTGAATATAATTGGTTGAAAAACCGAAAACCTCAAGCGCAGAAACAAGGACTGAGAATCGTAAAATGATTATACCCGTAGCTTTTCTTTCCCCTTTCATCCATGTACGCTGCGGGTATAGTCATTATGACTGAGGACGATTTACCAGAAACTTTCGATGAGAGCACGATTCAACACTTATCAGGAATAGAGAAGATGCAATTCATTAACTATGTTCATGATGACTATGAGTACGTTTTAAGGAACAAGCAGCACCCTAAAATAATAAAATATTATAAAGATGTACTCTCAAGACTTATTAAAAACTATGGGCATTAGACTTGCTACTGAATTTCTAAAAGAACATACGTGTTCTGAAGAAAGATTATGGAAAGCGGTAGTCATAACTGCTTTTGAAGATTGTTTAAATCTTGCATCCAGTAAAAGCGAAAGTTATAGAAAACAAGAGGCTCATCGTTGGTTTATAGAAGCGGGAGAAGATTTTGAAAATGTTTGTTTCATGGCTGGGCTAGATCATTTGATGGTAAGAAATAGATATTTACATCTATACATGAAACAAGTTATAAAATTTACCCCAGCACAAAAAGAATGGTTAAGATACAGAGAAAATTATAAAGTGTACAGAGGTGCTAAAAATAAAGAACAAAGAAAATTAATAAGAAATAATATTGAAAGAATTAAATGTAAAATTATAGAATTTAAACCTAAGAAAAAATGACAGATAAAAGCGATATCGATAAAGAAAAGGAAAAAGAAAAAGAAGAATTAGTAAAATTTTACAACAGTTGGACTACGGCGTTTGAAGAATTTTCTGAATATGCTCTGGGTAAATTTAAATATTTACGATTAGATGATACATGGGCTCAACGAATATTAATTGTATTATTAATTGATCATGTAAAATTAACTTCTCCACCAGAGATATATGAAAAAATAAAAAGTTATATTTATTCTGTTTTAGAAGAAGATATTTTTTATAATTATTTAGAAACAGGAGATAAAGTAAAACCGCTTATAAGTAATAATGTTATTAAATTAATAATTGATAATGATAAAAAAAATAATTAATTAATTAATTTTTTTAATTTGTTAATTTCATCTACATAAAATTTTTTTTCTTTTTCATCCAAAGTTTTTTCCAACAGAAGTTTGTACATGTTAATTGCGAATGAGATATCCATCGAATCACTTCCAGAATAAAATTTAATTTTCATAAAAAGATTCATAGAATCATCAAATTATTTGTCAAATTTAAAAAAATAAGTCAAAAAACCCTTATTTTATGCGGTAAAATAATGCTTGTATAATATCTAATTCTATGGGATATATCTCATATGAGTTTTTTAATTTTTTTACCTTTCTACCTAGGGGCTCTAACAATGCTTCTTTACATGTCTGGTTACAAAATAAATTACTCAATACTTAAACTAACTGGAGTTGTTTACATGTTGAATGTAAAGGCTCCAACAACTGTAGAGGACTATTATGACTAACGAAAATGTTCAATACTTGTTTGACAATGGGCACACTCCTAAGAGTGCAGCTATTTCAAGAGTAATTGATTTAATCAATAAAGATCTAGAAGAAATAGATCCAACAACTAAACAGGAAAAAACTTTTTACAATCAATTAGTAAAAATTAATAATAAGTTTGTAGAAAAGTTTAATTCACTTGGATACGGCGATGCATCTGGTGGATGGAAGGAGGAAGTAAAAATATGAATCTTCTAGAAAAAATTGGGTTTGAAAATAAAGGGGACGGTTTTTTTGAACTGTCCTCTAAAAACTTAACAAAGGAGAAAACGATGAACGAAGGTGAAAAAATGAAAATGTTTAATCAATATTTATTTAATATGGATGTTGAAGAGTTAAATCTAACTAAAGATTTAATTAAGGACATAATTCAAAGTAAACTTAAGTCTACATTGAAAGTTGGAATGAAAGTAAATGTAGTACAAAAAACTAAAAAAACATTGGGTGTAATTACAAAAATTATGCAATCAAAATGTTTAGTTGATTTGTCTGGAAGAATTTACAGAGTACCAATGTCAATGTTGGAGGTGGCATAATGAAAAAACCATTATCTAAATACGCACAAGTTGCTAAATTGTTAAAACAAAAAGCAAAAAAACTTGGAATGAAAGCCACCGCAAGCAGTCAATCGTTTGCGGGAGGCAACAGTGTAGATGTAGTAGTGACAGCTGGATCTGACGATGCCTTACAAGAATTAAGAAATTTTTCTAAACAATTTGTATATGGCAAGTTTGATGGAATGACAGATTACTACGACATCACTAATTGGAGAGAAGATATTCCTCAAACAAAATATCTTTTTATTCAAGACGACAGAGCATACACTATTTTAAAAAATCTAAACGAAAAATACTGGGAGTTGTCTTACGTAGTGAATGGTAAAGAAGTAGGCTATCTCTCTTTTATTAATCAACTAAAAGAAATCTTTTTCAAAAATAATGGTTGGCAAAGTGTGCTGAACGCATTTGTTAATGAAAAAGCTAAATTTCCTTTTGGAGGAAGCGGATATTTATTTGAAATCAAAAACAAGGAGGTAACACAATAATGAAAACGGATAAACAAATGACAGACGCCCAAGTATTTAAAGTAGAGATGACTTTTTGGGAAAAACAAAAAGAAAAACAAAAAGAAAAAATGATTAATCAATCTAAAAAATTAGATGAATTAGTTGAAAAAATAAATCTTGAATCGACTTATCAGGTTGTGGGAAGATATAGAGGTCAAGATATAGAAAATGAAATTATCAATGGTTATGGATTGGAGCGATTAGTGTTAGCACCAAAAGATAATTTAGATAAAATATTTTTAACTCAATTTAAATATAATAATTTGTTTAGACAATTACCTAAAAACAACGGATGGGTAATATTTAATCCTATTACTAACTGCACACTAACGAGAGGAGGAGAAACACTTGAGTAAAGAAGCTATGAAAAACTGGGAGGATACGACAGGTTGGTTATGTGACAACTGTCTATCCTCTAATATTTATAAACTACCAATCATGGACGAAATGGATATTTTTTGTAGAGACTGTAATTCCAAAAACTACCAAGTCAGTGAATGGTACATCAATAACCAAAAGGAGAAAAAATGAAAAACAATCCAGCTATGTATCACTACTTAAAAATATTAAGAGATGCAGTGACCAATCCAACAAAAGCATATTTTTTTAATTCATGGGACTGTGCGAGTCCGAAAGAATGTAGACAGTATGCAATTAGTAAATTGAAAACTAAATTTAAATACTCAGACAGAGTAATTATGAAATTAATTAATTATTCAGTTGAGTCGTTTGATGAGCAAGGATTCGATAAAAATTGACCACGGAACACGGATCATGGATCAAAAAGCCTTGTTTTAAGCCATTTTTTAATGCTTGCATTGTATAAGATATTATGGGATAAATAAGTATGAAAAAAATAAAAAACAAAAACCAAGGAGAAAAAATGAAAAACAAATTAAACATTGTAGATTTAATAGCTTTAGCGACAGCTAAACCGCAGTTGTTTAAGGACAATAAACAGTTAGCTTTTGTTTTGGATGTGAAAATGAAAATAATTAATGACATGTATAAACAATATAAAAAAGAAAAGGGGGTTCAATAATATGAAAAAACAAAAATTGCTTTTAGATAGCCAATACAAAAAACTTGTAGAAAATTACAAAGTCCAAGATAACACTAAAAGTTTTAAAGCAGTTGTTAAACTATTTAACCCTACAGGAATTGGTACCTGGTATTTATCAGAATTAAATCCAGAAACTAATGTAGCTTTTGGATTGTGCTGCTTACAAGAAAAAGAATTCGGATATGTTTCTTTGGATGAATTAAAAGAATTCAAAGGTGTATTTGGATTGGGGATTGAAAGAGATGCTTCTTTTGATCCAAATAAACAAATGAACGATTATGATTACTAAAAAAATAAATTACAAAGGTTTTGTAATTACCAAAGATCAAATTAGTAAAAGATTATTTGAAACAAGTTTATCAAAAAACGGAATTATAATACCTAGATCAGATTTATTAAAATATGAAAATCTTGAACCAAGTATTTATAATAAAAAACAATCTGGTTTATCTATTAAAAATTATAAATTGTTAATTGATAAATATTTAATAAAGGAACAATTATGATTAATAAAACTTTTGAAGGCTATCACATTTCCAAAGGCGCTGATGATATATACTGGATCTTAAATAAAGGTAATGATTTTATTCAAAACTTATCTTTAGATTTAGAAACAGCACAATTGAAAGCTAACGAAATGGTGGGAGAAGAGGTTCCTGTAAGTATTTGGCACAGAACAAAAAGCAGATGGGTTGAATATCCTAAGCAACAAGATGCACACGTTAAATCTCATTTTAATTATTTAGAAAAAATTAAATTTGATGAATTAAAAATGGATTGTGATGCAAGAAATTATGTTGGAGAGGTTGGTCAACAAATTACTGTAGAATTAACTTTGTTACGTAGATCTTGTTTTGAAAATGATTGGGGAATTTCTTTTGCTTTTAAATTTAAAGACAAGGACAACAACAGATTTATTTATTTTGGATCTTCTAAAAAAGTTCTGGATGCATTTAAAGATCCATATGATGTAGCTACTGTTCAAGCATTAGTAAAAAGACAATACATCAATGAATATTTAGATAGATTGAGTGTGGTTCCATACAAAGTAAATCAAATCACTAAATTAAAAATTATTAACAACAAAGGAGCATAACATGGACGAAAGAACTAAAACAATTGCGATCAACAAATTGGATGTAGCATACAGAGACATCCCAAATTGTGATGATCAATTCACTGTAATGAAATTTATTTTAAATTGTTTAAGTGATCAGCAATTACAGGAAACAAAAAAATTAATTTCAAGTTTTAACAAAGGAGGAAACTAATGAAAACAATTAAAGTCGAAGTCAAAAATGTTTATGGGGTAGAAAGGATTTATCCAGTATGCGAGTATGCAAAAAAATTTTCTATGCTTACTAATACTAAAACATTGGATAAAGATAATATTCGAATCATTAAACAATTGGGGTTTGAAATTGAGGCAATAAGGCCTCAGCTGTAGTTAATTGCGTCTAAAAGTGTTGAAAAATAAGGGTATTTTAACTATTGTCATTTATAAGATTTTATGGGATAAATAGTCATGAACAAAGGAGAAAAAATGAAAATAAAAAGTGAATACAAAAACAAAATAGCAAAAAAACTTTTTGATGTTGCTTGGAACGATGTTGGATCCTCTGGTATGGATTTTGATAGTTTCAGGTTTGCAGCAGCTTTGATTGAAGCAAACGATTTCAAAGGGCTGTACGCTATCATGGGCAACATGGACAGTATCCCTAGAGAGTATATTTACAAGTTACTTCCAATAGCTAAACAAAAAGAATATCAGCAGGAGGTAGGCTATTAATGTTAAAAACAGTAGGAGCAAAACCTTTAGAAATTCAAGTGAGATATTTAAGTAGCGTTAAAAAATTAAATATTAAATTGTATCAATTGTTCAAACAGTGTAAATCAGAAAATATTATTTACAATGGTGAGTACAAAAAATTAAAAAAATTTTATAGAGGAATGATGTATGGTAATTTTTATTACGATTCAGATATCTATTCTTCTGTAAGTATCCAAGAGGTTCCTGTTTTAAATAGATACAAAACTCAAGTTTGGCAAAATTTATCAGATACTATTTATTCTACTTTAAAAAAATGGAATAAAGAAAATATCAAATTTGGTAAAAGACCTGTTCAAGATACACAAGAGTACAAAAAGAAAATGATGGAGAGAGCATTACTCTCGGACATCGGAACATGCGGATACTGTGAAGCAAAACAAGAAATAGAAAACGGTGTTATGTATGATCACGGTTTTACTATTGGGAGAGGTTTTAGAGATGGTGTTTGTGCTGGGGCTGGTTTGAAGCCTTATGAAAGAAGTCCAGAAGGAAAAGAACTTTTGGTTAGCCATCTAAAAGATAAAATTGCTTTTATGCAAACAGAAAAACCTACTCAAAAAACAGTAGAGTTCTTTAACAGCGATGCATTCAAGTACACTCAAGAAGAAATTAATATCTTAGGAGACAAATGGAACCTTCCTCAAGTAGGAGATTGGAAAAGCAAAGGAAGAGAATTTTTCGATGTTCAATTGTGGGGAGAGGTTACCTTAGAAAAGTTAACTAAGATTTTTAACAAAACTTTGCAATATCACATGGAGTGGTTAGACAAAGAACAAAATAAATTAAATAAATGGAAAGCGGTGCCAACTTATAGGGAGTTGGCATTAGCTAGAAAAAACAAAGGAGGAAAATAACATGGGGTACACACACTACTGGAAACAGTATAGGAACTTTGATGACAGAGAGTGGTCTGAGATCACTAAATTTGTTGGAAGACTTTGTAGATCTAAAGAAGGGAAAGCAATTCTTGGAACTACAGGTCAAGAGGATAAATTACTCATTGATGATTCAGAAATTATATTTAATGGTAAAAGAAAGTTTAATAAAGATTGCGAGACTTTTTTATTATCTAAAATAAAACCATTACCAAGAGAAGAGTACGAAAAGAAAAATGGTTATTCTTTTCAATTTTGTAAGACTAATGAAATGCCTTACGATAAGTTTGTGACAGCAGCATTGATCATAGCTAACAACATTGCGCCTAAAGCATTGGTCATAACATCGGATGGATTTAGAGAAGATTGGAGAGATGGACTGGATCTGGCTCATCAATATATGATCGGTCTTAGCTTGCCTAATAGTTTAAAAAATAAGTCGGATTATAAAATAGCTTAATGAAACTTGAGAAAAAAATTAGTATCAATGATTTAAAGGCTATGTGTATTAAAAACATTTTATCTATACCAGACCATCCTGATCCAATGAAACGATCGATATTAAAACCAAAAATTTTAGAAGCGTTAAACAGTAAAAAAGCAGGAACTGGTAAACAGGACCTGCTTTTGAACTATGATGATTAATTTAAACCCAAAGGATGAAAATTGGTTATCATTATACCAAAACTAGCTTTATCTGTCACTAAAGCGTGTTATACTAATTTGATACATGGAAACTTTTATTATGATAGTAATGCTGTGCCATCTGGACTTTATGGGCCAGGAGGGATGTATTCCTATGACACCAAACCCACAAATTTACTACGATTCTAAAAAAGAGTGCATGGCGGCGGTTGAGAAAAAGATAGACGACATGAAAACTGTAGCTATTTACAATAATATACAAATTACGGGCATTTATGCGAATTGCCTTGAGGATAGGACCAAACCTAAAACTTAAAAGACCACGAACCACGGATAACGGACAACGGCAAATCCTACTATAGAAGTTATACAGATATTTGGACACTACTAAAAAATAAATGAGAAACTAGTGTACCTCTGTACCTCTTTAATGATTATTATTTAATATCAATAACTTAAGTCAAAAATAGAAGTGTACCTCTAGTGTACCTAGGTACAAAATAGTGTACCTCTAACTATGTTCTTGGTGCTCGTCTGACAAACGGGTCTTACTATATTGATTAATTTTCTGTATAATCTCTTTAATAGAATTTGAACTGGAGAAGTTATTATGAGTGAATATGAAACTAAAGACACTACTAAATCTGAAAGAGAGAAAAAAAGAAAACGATTTCCGATGATGCCAAAAGATGAATTTGATATACGATTTGAAAATAATCCTGACTTTGATACTCCTGATATGAGTAGGGCTAAGACTGGCGGCTTGATGAGTTGTTCTGGCGGTGGTATTGCCGTTCAAGGTACAAAATTTAAAGGTATTTTTTAATTATGGCAAAAACAGCTGGTGTAAAAACTAATATTAAAACCAGAATTGGTAAAGATGTATATAAAACTTCTAACGGAGAAAATATATCTGAAAAATCTGTCACCTTACAAATGGACGATAAAATAATTAATGTCCCTAGTGTTCATAATGGAAAAATTTATACTAAATCTGAATTACAGGATAAATTAAATAAAGACGAAATCTCTCCAACAAGCTATCATAAATCTTTTGAAGAAGCTGGTGAGGAAGCTAGTTTTAGAAGTAGCACATTAATGGATGATGAAGAAACTTATGGTAAAAAACTTTCTGGTAGGCAAGGTAGTTTTAAACATGGTGGTTATTGCCGTGGTGCTAAAATTGCAATAAAGGGAACAAAATTTAAAGGAGTTTTTTAATGAATAAAAAACCTGGGCTGTATGCAAACATACATGCAAAGAGAAAGCGAATTGAAGCTGGTTCTGGAGAAAAAATGAGAAAGCCTGGCGCTAAAGGCGCTCCAACTGCAAAACAATTTAAACGAGCGGCTAAGACAGCAAAGAAAAAATAAATGGGACAAAAACCTAAACATGAATTAACGATTGATGACCTGACTATGAAACAACAATTGTTTGTTGATAAACTCATAGAACACTGGGGACAAAAAAATAAAATGGATATTGTTAAAGAAGTTTATGGTGAGCCTGGCAAAGAAATGTCTGACAAGTCTGCGTCTGCAATAGGTGCAAGACTAACTAACAGAAAACTTCATCCACATGTAGTTGCGTATCTTGATAAGAAAAAAGCTGAAGCTGTAGCTGTATATGAAAAAGATAAATTAAGACGCTACAAAAGATTTGAGTATTATGCGAATAGTGCTGCTTCGGATAAACAATGGGCATCCGCAATCAACGCTGAATTTAGATCAGGCCAGTTAGCTGGTTTGTTTGTAGATAAACGAGAAGTAACTGTAAGTGGTCTGGAGGGTATGAGTCGTGTCGAACTTGAAAAAAAGTTGGAAGAACTTTCGAAAAAAATCGATGGGCACAACGCAAAAACGATCGAAGCCGAAGTCATCGATTAGCGAAGAACAGTTTTGGGAACTGTTAACAACTGGAAAGATAGGAACTAATGTCGGATCTGTTAAAATTATTACCGAAGAAGATAAAGATTAGTTTTTCTGACGTGGTCGTTGGTACATCCAGCGACAGTAAATTTACTGAAGAAAACTTTGGTGAATATGATTCTCGTAATAATAAAATAACAATTGCTACTAATACATCTGATAGAGATCTTGCTAACACACTACTTCACGAATTGATCCATGCATCAGTGTGGTATGGAGGACTGAAAGACGAGGGTGCCGCTCTTGAGGATGACAAGCACGAGGAGCATGTGGTAAATGTCATCACCAATCAACTGTGTCAAATCTTTAGAGACAATCCAAAAGTTCTGACACTCATCAAGAAGGGTTTGATAAATAAAAATGGCAGATCAAAAACGAGAGACCAAGTTATGGAAACACCTCAAAGAGTCCTTGAAAGATATACGTTTCACAAGAATAGAAAGTAGGACTATTAACGGTATACCTGACCTATATGGGGTATACAAAGGTAAGTCTTTTTGGCTAGAGTTAAAAGCTGATTACGTCAGTTATCCTAAGCTATCTAAGTGGCAGCTATCATGGATTAATTTACATGTTAAGGAATGTGTACCAGTTCTGATCTGCAATATAGCCCTCTCGCAGAGAGCGCTGAAACTTTATAGAATTCGTGCGTGGGTTGAAAAACCACAGGACTTGGTTCCTGATGCGGTGTTCCCGATGCATGGGCAGTGGGACAAGGTAGCACAAAAGGTGTACGAAATGATTTCCGATAAGTATACAGTTATCGGAACAACTGCACACGAACCACGGTAGTGGTGCCATAAAAGATTGCAAAATCGATTTTTGTTTTATCGATTCAACTTGGGGTTGAAAAAAATATGGTACCAGAATTAGGTGTAAAGGTGTAAGTTGAATAGACGCAGTATAGTCTGAAATGATATAACTTAGTAAGGTTCAAAAAGATGGTAGAAATTAATAATAATAATTTAGTTACATTATCCGATGAAGAATTGCGAGATATCGTTTTACGCAAACAACTGCAGTATATAAAATTATGCCAAGATGACTTTCTGACTTTTGTCCAAGAAGTTTGGCCAGATTTTATTTATAGAAAAACAAATAAAAAATCTAAATGGGGTCACCATCAAATTATTGCTAATGAGTTTACTAAGATAGCTAATAAAGAATTAAAAAGGCTCATTGTGAATATGCCTCCTAGGCATACCAAATCAGAATTTGCTTCCTATTTATTTCCCGCTTGGATGATAGGAAGGTTCCCTAAAATGAAAATTATGCAGGTATCTCACAACGCAGAACTTGCAAGTAGATTTGGTTCTAAGGTTCGAAACTTAATGGATACTCCAGAGTATAAACAAATTTTTGGAGATGTGAAATTGAGAGAAGATTCCAAAGCTAAAGGACGTTGGGAAACAAATCATGGCGGTGAATATTTCGCTGCTGGTGTTGGAGGTTCCATCACAGGTCGTGGTGCAGATTTATTAATTATTGACGACCCACATACCGAACAAGATTCTATGTCTGACACTGCAATGGAACGAGCGTATGATTGGTATTCATCAGG